CGTTAGGCTGAGCTTCTGCTGCCACCTGGGTTTTTGGCCATTTTGCCAGTGAAAAATAATGCGACCAAACCCCCCCTCTTACTTAATGCAGACAACTTATAATAATTATCGTATGCTTTCGAAAATTATGAATATGAATATGTCAAAAAATTTTGAAAATATTAGTTTGCATAAACTTACTTTTGATGAGAGTTCATTCTCTAAGGAAGATGATAAATTATATAATAATAATCCAAATCCGAACAAGATATCTACGTTCATTAATGGCGTTTTAAATAAAGCTAATCTTGATGAAAATGATTTAGTTTACTTTACTACTCCTGAAGATAATGAATTTTTTATAAGCTCTGCACAGGAAAACATAATTAAATTTTATCAAACCTATCCAAAAGAAAAACATATTTGTTTATATTCTTCAAATTCAGTTCAATATTATTTAATTTGCGCTAATGATGACGAACCCAGTTTGGATGATATTGATGACGTAATTTATTTATTTTCAGCTAATTATGCCATTTTAACAGAAACATTTTTACGTTATAAATCGGCTGGACGACATATATTTGGAAGTGATCAATATGCATTTTTAATTATTGATAAAATATTATTTTGGGCACTTAAAGCTTATTGCGATATGTATTATATGTTAAATGGTGAAATAAATTCGGGAATTTTTGATCATGAATACAAATCTTTACATTGGCCTGTTTTTGAGAATGAGCTTACGATTTTAAGAAATAAATTAAAAGATTCTACTGTTGAAGATATTGAAGAAAATCCAGGTCCAATTTGTTATAAAAGAATTTTTAACGAATACCAAATGAAATTCGAAAAATATAATTGGTTGTGTGAATGGGAAGAAAAGTGGAAAATTCAAGAAAATCTGTCAAATCGGACTTATACTCTTAAAGTTTTCTTTCCCAGTGTTAAGTTGTCTTTTGAATCAGGTTCACTCTTAAGTAAGAAGGAATGTGAGGAAGCATGTTATCAACAACTTTATGCTTATATGGAAAAAGATATTCATCCTCAATCGGGATTAGTTATGCCTCAAGGAGAATTAAAAGCCCAAGATGAAGTTATTGAAAATACAGTTCTTACTACAACACAAGAAAAGGTTGTTATTCCTGGAGTTCCCGAGAATATTAATGATAAATTTCTAAGTGAGAATACTTTTAGCGATCCCTCATTGGTAGGAGTGGAATTTTTGTTGAGTAGTTTTGTTTGGGATCCATCATCAACTTTATTTTCGTTTAATATTCCACAAGTTTTATTTGATGATGATAATATTGGACCTGCTCCTATAAGTAAAGCTTTTCAAGCTCATTCAATATATAGAGCTAAAGGAAAGATGATATTTAAACCAGTTTCGAATAAATTTAATACGGGGATATTAGGTTTTACTTGGGTTCCAATGTATAGCCAATTGTCTCTTCAAAATCAATTAGCAAGAGCTAATATCTATAGCTTATCCCATTTACCTACAAAATATATGAATGCTTGTTCTGCAAATGAAGTTGAACTTGAATTTAATTATTTATATCCATTAAATTACACTTCTGCTAGTGAAAGGGCATTTACTCTTCCACAAAATGATATTGGTACTTTGCTAGTATATCCATTAGATCAATTAACGCAAGGAGATCAAGGTACTCGATGGTGTGAAGTAAATATGTTTATTCATTTTACTGATCTTGAATTTATAGGTAAGATTGATGGACGTATTAATCCTCAGAGCGGATTAGTGGGTTCTATGAAAGATCTTGCTATTTCTTCTTTGAGTAAGGAGACTTGTGGAATAAGTGATATTGTATTGGATAAAATAGTTAAGAATAATGCAACTAATGGTAATGCTGATTTTCCTGTTGATCCTTCACCTGGAAATTTTATTATACCTAATTATCTTCCTTCATTTGCAACTACAATAGGTACTAAACAGCCTATAAATTCTTTAGGTCTTGATCCTAGTGCTATGGTATCCCATACTTATCCTATAGAAGATGATTTTGCAAAAATTTGTAAAGTTAGAGCTTTATTTAAGAAAGTTACATTTACTTCTACAGGAGTTCCTTCTTTGATAGCTTCATGGCCTAATGTTCCTTTAAAACCTTTTGTACATTATAAGGAAGCAGATGGTGTTGCTGTTGGAGCTAGATATCTAACTCCATTGGCAATAGTATCTGGTTTGTTTCAGAATTATAAGGGACGTATAGTGTATGATTTTTTGGTCTCTATGACTGATAAGCATAATGTAAAATTTATGATTGGTACAATTCCAGCAGCTAATTTAGCAG